GAGTTTTGGCATTGTTACGCTGTCTCATGATGTTCTCTGAGTCAGCGTAACGGTGAAGGAAAGGCGGCAGGCTTTGCGGAATATCAGAAAAGTGGCGGTTGTGTTCTTGCCAGATGCAGACGGCGCTGTTCACGTATGACGGTATAAATCTGGGTTTCTGACATCCGGTAATGGCGGCGAAGGGATTCAATTTTCTCGCCCCGGTCCCAGCGCGAAAATATCTCATTGTTTCGCAGCTCGGCAAAGAGAGATTCCCCGACCGGCAGGTAATAACCCCGTCCGCCCATATAGGCGGCCTGAGCCGCAGCCACCTTGCGTGCCAGTTTACCGGCCAGTACCGGCTCAATCCCCTGACGCTGAAGTTCTGCGCCGGTGACTTCAACCAGTTCAGACAGGGTACGCGGCCAGTTCTTTTTGAGAACATCATCAGGGATGTCATCAAGGCGGTCGATAAGGGCGTGCAGTTGCTCACTGTCACCACCAAACATGCTCATCTGAGTTTCTGCCATATCAGCCTCCGGTTCTCGCGTTCCCGGTAAGTTTAAAATAAAAATCCCGCGTTGTGGCGGGATTTGGGGTTAACGGGGAAGTGATTTTTCATACTGCCTGCAAACGGCGTCATACCCCATCAGCGTGCGTTCGGGCATTCCCATCGCGGCCAGCATTTTGCGGCGGTGCCATCGCTTGAGACGCTCCAGCACATCTGAGGCCAGGGCGGGGGTGTTGCTCCAGCCACTGCCAGTTTGCCACACCTTCGCCGCCGTTCTGCGCGGCCGTCTGCGATTTCACCCAGCGGTTAAGAGCGGTTTCCGCACCATCAGAGATAAAGCCCTGCCAGTGCATCACTTTCCAGATGGCGCGAATTTTGGCGGTCACCGTACCCGGTTTTAAGGCCCGGTTAACCGGTTTCTGACGCACTTTAAAACCGCGTTTTTTGAAAACATCCAGCACGCGGGATAACTCATCCGGTGACATATCCCGGCAACTGGTTTTGCCGGTGGCTGCCAGTAGTACGAATGTGTAGGTCTCATCATCCAGGGCAAGCTCGCGCTTTGCCACATGAATAGCGGATATCAGTTTCCCTCTCATGCTGTATCAACACTCCTGCTGATATGATAGATATTACTTTCCCGATCGAGCTGAACCCGATACTCCGGAGGAATCACAAAAATATTAAAACCATCATCAGTTTTTATTCTTGAGTAGTATTCCCCCTTATGATATCTGGCAAGTGCATTAATCAGAGAAGTCGCCGCCAGCCCAATCAGGTATTTTTTATGAAAAATACTGATAACTTTCCGGCACAGCCATCGTGTAATGACGAATGCACCGAAAAACGATGTGATATATAAACACCAGAACAACTGCGAACTACTGTCCATTATCTTTCTCCTTATTCAGTCTTCTGCGACATTCGGCACAGTCATCAGGGCTTTCAAATGTATCCGGCTCGCGATTATGAGCCAGATATAACCACCGCCTACATATACTGATATTATCGCCAGTTTTAAAAAAATGATGCTTCTTAGCCATCAGAGGGCGCGCCCATCCAGCGGGTAGACTATTCATTTGCTTTATCCTCCATACTGGACAAAATCATCTGTATTAATGTCGGGCGTGGAGATATACGCATTTCATTAAGCGTCTGAAGGGCAGCAACAGCTGCCTGTTTATCGGTGCCTTTGGCAATTTCCGCAAGAGAATGCACAATCCATAACGGACTTAACGCCACGACTGAATCCAGAATCATGTCATCCATAATAATTTCTGACACATCCCGCTTGTCACATTCCTTATCCATAAAAGAAACGATTTTTTCCACATCTTCCGGTTTCATGCCTCCGGCGATAAGAAATTTGCGATACTCATAAGACGATCTTAATTCAATACTCATATTCATCTCCTGTAACTCTGACAAGGACGTGATTTTTCATTTATGTTTTCCAGTAATACGGATATATATGTCGATAAGAAGATTCATAATAAACAGGAAGAGCGACATCCTGATAAAGAACCAAATATCTGGCATCATGGACAGGTTTCCTGTAATCGCAAATATAAAACCAACCCCCAACACCGGAACGAAAATTGCGAAAAATACAAGTCTCTTTATCATGGCGTTAACTCCCGTAATACAGCGTCCTCGGCAGTCCGGCGATGGTGATAAATAAAATTCACCGTACTCTCGGATAATTCAAATTTCTCGCCTATTTCCCGGAAGGTAAGACGTCGTGGTGATTCAGCATCCCGTAATTCACGAATAAGATGAACATCATCGTCAGGTATACGGGTGAAGGGCAGCAATTCTCCGTATTTTTTCATGCTTACGCCAATATATCGCGCCCGATTGTGGACAGAATCCCGGTCTCGCCCCAGATATTCTCCTATTTGCTTACCGGTCATCGTTCTGGCATTTTTTCGGATAAATTTATCTTCATCATGTTTAAATCTTGGACGTTTGCATTTGAGCAACTCCGGGTAAGTACCGCGTAATAAAACAATCCGGTTATGTACACCCCAGAAACTTCTTTTTACCCTGACAGCAATATCCTTAACCGGGGTGGATGGATAAAGCGCAATCAGCAGCGCATCTTCTTCAGGTGTCCACGCACGGACATGAGCAGGTGCCTGACCTTTTCGCCCCATGGGTTGTAAAATCATCATACATCACCCCCTGACTCGCTTTTCAGCAGCATAAAACTCATCAGACAGAATTTCGGTCATTTTCTGATTTGCGGGTTTTACGCCGCACTCAAGGTAAATCACATCGTCAACGCAGAACCACTTCACAGGGCCAAACATGATTGCCGAGAAATCAATACCCAGCCAGAACAACAGTGCATCGGTTCTGGCATACGTGACGGGCGAATATTCACGCCACAGACTGTTAAGTTCGTCAGAGGCAACGCGCAGGGCTTTGGGAATACGTGATGTGCGCGGTGTGCAGCTCCAGCCATTCGACGCAGTCGGTTTTCGCCATAAGTCGCGATGAAAAGGATATTTGTCATCCATAAAGCGCAGCCCTTTAAAACAAAAGCCACTGATACCGGATACAAATACCGACCGGCACGCAACATTCAGCACGGCCTCAAGGCGTTTTGCCTCATCCTTAACTTTCTGGCAGTCCTGCTGATATTTTTGCCACGCGGCCAGCGCGGAAGGGTTTGATGTTTTAAAGAACATTACGCCACCTCCGCAGATATCCCGGCAGGCGCGGCCGTCCGGTCAACAATCAGGTAACGCAGAACGCGCGAGGTGATATTCCAGCCGCTTAAACCGCAGATAATGACACCCAGGCGTATGTCGATATACGCCATCACAAACTGGGGCACGCCTTCTTTCATGGCCTGCTCATCAACTTCAGCCACCACATAAACGGTTTCACAGGTCAGTATGCCCTGAGCAAATTCCCACGCCATCGACGGAATATCATGCCCCTCAATCCACGGCAGGGATTTTCTGAAGCTGCACCACTGAACATCATCAGCCGCAGACTCCTGGCTGCATTTGCGACGAACCGGCTGCACCGGGCGGGGACGCGGAATATCATAAAAACCGTTACATTCCGTCAGCACCCCGGCATCAACCGCATCACGCAGAAAATAAACCATCGAGGATGGCGGCATATTCATTTTTTCAGCCAGAACTCCGCAGGTCAGACGCCCGTAAATACTCAGCCAGTTTTTAACCCCTTCAAGCACTTTTGCATCAATCATGAATTATTCCTCCGTCAGCGCCACATATTCAGAATGTTTAATCTCCTGGCATTCTTCAGGAATACCCCTTTTATTTCCCTGCCATAAGCGCCTACTTTAAACACCACGCACAGGGCATCACGGGAGAGCGACGGGGTCCACCAGGAGTCCATGTTAAACATGGAGGGGATTCTCATTACCCCCAGCTTTTCACAGAGCCAGACAAGGAAATCAGGACGCTTTCTTAACTCGCGTTCAGCGGCTTCAATCATTGCGGCAATCGCCGGTCCTTCAGGGCATGACTCATCAGGTCTGGCAATAAAGCACGGTCCGTCCCCGATAAAAGCCACATCATCGCGCTTACGCCAGCCCGCAGGCAGAGTACCAGAAAAATAAAACTCACTGATTACGTCCATGGCAAACGGCTTTAAGCGCAATCCGGCAGCGCCTGTATTTTTCAGTAATGCCCGAAGAATACTGTTGCGTAGCGGTAAAACAGTCTGTTGATATTTGGTGAAATATTTATTTGTCTGCACACGGTCTAATTTGAAATAAAAATATGCCATATATCCTGTTCCTTATTTTCAGTTTACAGGCGCAGACAGTCCCCTGACGCGAGCGCCATACTTAAAACGATGTGATATTTAAAGATTTAATGCGGTGTTATTTATTCAGTCCGGCGTCCTGTTCAAAAGGCTCGACATAAAAACTTTCAGCGCCTTTATTCACCTTAATACCGGCAATGCCTTTCACTGCATCCGGCTCCGCCAGGACCGCTTCCTTGTTCACTTCCTCTTTCGTGCGGATGAATCGCTCAAGCCCCATACGGCGCAGCATTTCAATCACACCTTCCACATCACGGCTGACGCTGCATGATGGATTTCCCCAGCCGCCATGACACTGTTCCGGTGGTCAGATTGGCAGTTTTGGTTTTGCCGCCGTTCGTCAGCTCATCACGGTTGGTTTTGCACCAGTCCTGAATCCCCTTAAAAAGCACTTTGATTTCTTTTTTAAGGTTTTCAATCTGCGGCGTATAACGGGCGGTGATTTCTGCCACTTCATCATTCATCGCTGTTTCCAGGCGCAGCGCCTCTCGCTGAATATCGCCCAGGGTGCGGATATCGCGGCTGACCTCTTCACGGGTCTGCGGTGCCGCCTCTGCTGCGGCCTTTAATTTTGTAACGCGTTTTGCCATTTTGTTTTTCCTTATTGCAGTGTGCCTGATGCTTTATGCACGCGGTGGCGTTTAATGATGGCATCCGCCCCAAAAGCCTGTACAGATGCCTGAAATTCCGCTGGAGAGAAACTGAATAATTTCAGGACTGTGATACTGGGAGAATACTTACATAAACGTCACAGAGTGACGTCGGCCTGTTATTCGTATCACGTTCTGTTTTTACATCCACACCAATCTTTTCATGCACTTCAACACAGTCATTGCCTGCCGGTTTTTCGTCATGCGAAACATGCTTAAATTCAAAAATAACGCGTACTTTGCTCATGGAATTACCCCTGCTGATTAAATTCATTACCTTTAATAACCCCGGAACGCATGCTCATATCTTTCATGGAGCGCACTGGCTTTCATTGCCACAAGTTCAGCAAAGTCTCTGCTTTCCGCGAGCATAACCACCCCCAAAAATCATGGCAGGTCCATCACCTTTCTGCTTTATCCCGGTTGAACGTATGTCCAGACTTATCCCCATGCGCACTGTTCCATCCGCGTTTTTTATGGATAACGTGCTCCTTGTATTCGAAAATAATGCGTACGACTTTACTCATCCTCTGGTCCTCGTTCTGTTTGGATAACTGACCCGGCGTCTGACCTCACGGCAGAACCGAATCATGGCATTAAAGGCTTCTTCCTCCGTCACCGCTTCCGGTATCCCCGGAACCAGTAACTGCTCCTGTTCATCACGTCCATGACGCGCCATAACCTCAATCACATGCCGTACCGTGGCAGGCTTTCCGGCAACTATCGGCAATGCACCTTCCGGCAGGACGTAACCAAACTCAATAAGACCACTCGACCACGCCCATGCAATGAGATTTTTTTTTCACCTCACACCTCCCAGTAAACCGTGCAGCCGCTGATGCGGGTGGCCTTCACACGGCGGCGCAGGCCGTTGGTCTGTATGGTGATTTCAATTTCACCGGTTCCCTGCACGTTGCCTACCGGCGGCGTGGTTTTCAGTGCAAAACGTTGCGGATAGCGCTTACTGCGTTCCAGTACCGCACCGGCAAGTTCGGTCAGACGGCGCGCGCTGTTCAGGGAGTCGAATAAATTCATTTTGTTACCGCAGGATTGCATATTCATATAACACCTCATTTAGCTGACTTGTTTCGCACCAACAGAACGGCATATTCCGCTGTAAACGTCTGTCGCACCTTCGCGATCAAGTCCGGCAGATATCACCATTCGTGTGCGGTCATTAAATTCAAAAAGTAAATCGCCACATTCTTTATTTTCGGCCAGTGAAATCACCTTCACGTTATCGAAATTAACCAGGTAAAAGCGTCCGTAAATATCAGGAATATTAAATACCGCCATAATCACACCTGTGAGAGTAATTCAGGGTTGGTATAAACCTCTTTAAAGGCCGCATTAATATGTTTTTCTGTCAGCGCCGCGCCTTCACCGCTGGCGGTGAGCCACGCCTGGTTAAGCGTATGTGTCAGAACGCGTAACGCTCCCGGCTTTTCAGCGATAGCCTGCATGACGGCCAGCTCGGCCTCACCACTGATCCCCCACGCACTGGCAATGGCCAGCACATCCGCCTTTTTGGCCTTGCGAAGTTGTTTTGTACGGGCAAGACGGCTGAACAGGCGCGATAAATCATCAAAGGCGCGGCGTCCACCTTTAAACAATCCGCGCGGGTTACCAATAAGCACCATCCCGATCCCCGTGGCGTCCTGAATTGCCCGGAGTTGCTCCAGACCGTCAATACCAAGATGATCCGCCTCATCCACAATCACCAGTCCACGCGTTCCCATCAGGCGACGGCGGATGGCGCGGGATAATGCCCCTTTGTTCGCGCGGGTGTAATCAATCCCCAGCGCATCGGCCAGCTCCAGCAGACACTCCGTGACGCTGGAGTGCGCGGGTGACAGGGTGATCATCCAGGTGTTTGGTTGCTCCTGGCAGTAATTACGGGCAGTGGCCGTTTTACCCACACCCGGTACGCCCACAATAACGTTAATACAGCCCATCAGACGAACCGCCTGAAACAGTGTGCGCAGCTCCTGGACTGTCTGCGTTTCCACAAACTGCGGCGGTTCCGGCAGTGCGCTTTGTTTATTCCAGTTCTCATACCAGGAACGCAGGGAAGCAGCCACAGCAGCGTTATCGCCTTTATATTTTCCCTTACGGAAAGCCGATAATGTGCCGTCGGAAATTCCCGCCTCTCTGGCGATGGCATACTGCGTCAGTACGCCGCCATCAATAAGTTCATCAATGGTCTTGATTACATCGTTAATATCAGTCATATTATTAACCTTTCATTTGATACCTTGTTTAATCAAATAACCTGAGTCGCCGCTCGGGTTATTTTTTTATTTCAGGCCAGCGGGTCATTTCTTTTAATTTCGCTTCCAGCAACTGCAATCCCCGCTGGAAATTACGCTCGTATTCTTCATCAGGTTCATCGTCAGCGACCGGTTGCTGAACGGTCACCGTATTACCCACAGGGCGGTATATGTTTTCCAGCCAGGGCTCCTGCGGCTTGTGCTCCAGCACGTTGACAACCTCATCCTCGGCATCACGGATTTTTTCCTCTGCGCGTTTACGCATGCCTTTAAGGCGTTGCTGCTGTTTGTAGTATTCCGCGCTAACCGGGAAGGCTTCGCGTTTATTACCGTCCCATACCGCCTCGCAAATCACGCTGCCATCCAGGCGACGTACGGTAATTCGTTCGGCATCATGAATGTCATAGCTGATAAGCACCTTACGACCATGCTCGTCACGCAGCTCGGGCGCGTAGTAAATATTATTCAGCCAGCGTATTTCACAGCGTCTTACAGGGCGTTCCACCATCGGCCGGAACATATCCCGCAGCTCAACATCGGACAGCCATTCAATTTCCGTGTCCTCTTCCGCCAGGCGTTTTTTTCTGAACTCCGCCGGGCTGTAATGCTTGCCGTTCGGCTTCACCGGTAATTCATCGTGCGGCCGGTTGTTGTACCACTCAACACCGTCACGAATGGCATCAATCAGTTCAGACCAGGACGGTAAATCACGCATCGCTGACTGCTGCCGGGCGTTCAGCCGTTTGCCCTGTTGCAGGGCAGTAAATGCCGAGCGTAAATCGCGGTTGGTTTTGCGTAACGTCTCGCGATCTGCACCTTTCCCGAAATAGGTGCGGTATTTACGGGCTATGCGCATCGGTAATGTGCGGTTAAGCCGTTCGATAATGCCTCGTCCCTGCGGATTACCGGCAATCCCGGTCGGGTGATTAATCCCCAGTCGCGGCAGTATCCCCACAACCTCCTTATCCAGGATGTCGGCGGTTTCCCCGGAGCCGTTATCCGAGTAATACAGAAACGGTTTGCCGTGATGGCGAATGCCGTGCTGTATGGCACCGGCTACGGCGAAAACATTTTCAGCCAGGTCAAGGCTCCAGCCCACCACAAAGCGCGTGCCACCGTCGATAACAAAGGTCACTTCCGGTGCAAATGGCCGACCGTGAACCGGGTGTGCGCATTTCAGCTTCATGCCGTGACCGTCACCAATCCAGACATAATTCACCGGCATTTTTGACCAGTCGCGGCGCGTGAATCCCTCAAGCTGGCGGTATTCACTGCCGGTCACCCGGCCTTTTTGTTTCACCACTTCCGGCAGTTTCTTCATTGCGCGGCGAATGGTGTCATAAGACGGCATGATATCGAGCATATAAGGCTCATCGGCGTGCCGGTGCTGCCATTCAGCGACAAAATCCTCGTAAGCCTCGGTCATTGGTCGGCCGTTTGACTGGCGATACTGCGCCAGAAATTCGGGCAGCCAGTTAATATCTTCGGCTTTTATTTCCTGGCGCTTACCCGGTGCCAGTAAAAGCAGGCGTTCAGCGGCGTTCTGCGCCTTGTTAAAGGCCGCAATCCAGCGTTTCAGCGTGATTTCACTTAACGCGCGGCTGTTTCCCTTTTTGGCGTTCGCCGTCTCAACCATTGCCACAATGCGCTCGTCCAACTGCGAACGTGCCAGGTTGTCAACGATAAACCGGATAGCCTTCGCACAGCTGAAACCAGGTTGTTGCGCGACTTTCAGAACTTCGCTGACGATCGCGATTCGTGCATCAGCCACCTGGCGCTGATTTTCAGTCAGGGCATTGAGGCGTTCGACCATCAGTTGGGGTGATCCGCGATATGCCTCCACCGCATCAACCACGGCAGGTGAGCGTCTGGCCTTTGTCACCACCGGAGCCGGTGATTCATCGGCTTTTTGCGTCATCAGTTGCAGGGCATGGCGTTCGCGTACTGCCTGCTGAACAGTTAAAGGCAAAGCTCCTATTTCACACTCTAAAACTTTCCCTTTTACCCCTGGTTTTAGCCGCGTTTTCCACGCTTCCCTCTTTGCTTTTTTGTGCAGACCTGCCAAAGAACTAGGTAGGTCACTGAATGAAATCAATTCAGTCATTGCAACCCACATATTTCCTCCGCGCACGTCGTTCATATCTAGTAGGCCAAATAACCTGTGGCTCTACACCTATAGCCCTAGCAATTATCTTTTCACCTTTAGGGTAGGGAACTCGCAAAGCATTACCCAAAGTCCTAGGCTGCAAATTATTTTCCCTTGATAAACGTGACAAATTGGTATCGCGTTTTTCTAAGGCTGCCTTTATATCGGCGGAAGACCAATCTTCAATAAGACTCACAATGGCCCCCTGTGTACTTTCTATGGCAAACTTTATTACTCATGTGTGCTACTCTATTGAGTTACTCACTAGTGTATGTTTGATATGTTAGATATTAACTTAGTAAATATCAACTGGTTAATTTCAAATTTTTAAATTTGCTCTGTATCTATTTGTTTTTTATTGAGTTATTTTTGAAATAAACCGCATAAAAGATATAAACAAAAGTTAATATCAAATGGAGTTTGATATGATCCTTGACCAAGAATGGATCCTTGCCAGTGACTTGTTGGGGGTTGGAGGTCTTCCTTCATCTCTGGCTGGGCTTCATAAACGAGCAAAAAATGAAGGATGGGAAAAACGTTCGGTAACTACACCTGGTATCAGAGGGAGAGCATTTGCCTACCGTTTAAGCGACTTACCTGCACATGTTGTTTCCATCATTACAGGTAGTGCAGAAATAAAACACCAGCCCCCTCAAAAGAACGGTGGCAATAGCGAGTTGCTCGAACTCATCGACACTTTGAGCCAAGAAGAGCAAGAATTAGTTATTTACACCTTGAGAAGGAAAGGGGTAGAAAAATTGCTGGAATTCTGCAATCAAGAGAATCAAGAGTTGATCGCTTTAACAGGTATTCGACGCCTGGCAGCATTGAGCCTTAATAATTTATCAGATCAAAAGGTTAGAGAGATTTTCGAGGGAGATGAAACCAAGGAGCATCATTTCAATTTAACCCATAAAGAAGCCAAAGCGTAACCCCATGAAGCCCAGGCTATGCACTTAGCGAGCACTTTCAACTTGATTTGTGACCAGATCGATATTGATATAAACTTTTTAGCATAAAAGACATTTTAAGTACTTTTAAAAACGTCCATAAGCAGTATGTGCAGTATCAAATTTGTTGCCGATACCTTAATTTTATACCGGATTTTATTTAATCAGTATCAAAACTAAACAACCTCCAGAATCATCGATCACCTGTTTTATTTCAGTATCTTACAGGTGATTTCACCTCCTTTCACTAAAACCCTTGTCGGTATCAAATGATTTACCTGGTTACAGGCACCGCCATCGGGATTTTTACCACATCAATGGGGTAACGGTTTTTCCCGGCCACACGCTGCATGACATGCCACCGCCCATTTTTCAGTTGCTGAATAAACGCGCCGGGAATGCGACGGTTACCCACCACAAGCACACTGCCGCCACCTTTCAGGGATGAACGCTGCCCCTTTTTACGTCGCCTGCGTCGGGACAGGACAACCCGCGCATTACCCAGCCTGATTACAGGCAAATCCCCCCGGTTAACTTTGATTCTGGCCTGCGGATTTTTTACCGTGGCCCTTTTCAGCCTGGCCCTTTCCTTTACCAGTTTCCGGCGTACCTTTGTCTCACGGGCAACCTGTGACGCAGACTGATTTATTGCCGTTGTGGCCACGCGGTTAATGGCCATTGCTGAAGCAGCAGGAATGGCGTTTTTACGAACCCGGCTCAGATTATCAATCGCCTGATCAAGCCCTTTTATCGCCATAATTTCACCCTGCGTTTATCGTCGCCGGTTAACAGCGGGTGGTTGCCCACGGTTGAGCCAGAGATAACAGCTGCCCCCGTCATCCGGAGAAACACGATCCACCCAGAACATCTCGCCGTTAATGGTCAGCGTGTCACCACGCCGCACAGCACGCACCGTATCCGTCCGCACAAATAATGACGGGCTGCTTCCTTCAATACGGACCCCGCCACCGGCAAAACCCAGCGACTCCGGATCGTCAAAAACCCCCTGAACTTCGCCGCCACGCTGTGCACCGGAGGTGAACTGCGCACGGATCCCCATCACTTCAACGATCGTACTGTCCACCCCGGCGAGGGCAGCATCAAAGGCATTCTGAAAATCACGCATATTCAGCCGTTCCGTGCTGTATCATGGCCGTTGCCAGTGATGATGGCACCAGAACACGCATACCCCGTAACGCCAGCTCAACGGGACGACCTGTCTCCGGGCAATACCCCATCACTTGCAGGCACTTCCGTACCCGGACGGCTTTAACATCATCCGGAGAATCCGTGTTGTTCAACTGCTCACCATCGTCTGTGTCATTTTGATCAGACCCGCTCTCATCAGAGTGCATAATGCCCTCCCGGGAAGCTGCAAGCTCCTCTTCCCACTCAGACACACGCAGAGCAATATCCGCAGCACTCCCCGACATATCCGCCTCGCGCCCCAGCAGACCAGCCAGTTGACGAAGACGATTCAGATTTTCTTCTTTTGTTGCCATCTCAGCCCCCTGTGAAAAAAGACACGGGGGCATTTCGCCCCCGCTCCCGGATTATTTCACCTGTACCACCACAAACTCATCCGGATCCGGCAGCACCATCAGCGGCGCGGACTGCGTCATGGTGAATTCACGGGCCGGATCGCCCACGGTCATCCAGTGTTTCGGATAACGGGAAGAGGCCACCACACCTTCGGACAACGCCTGCGCATCCTGAATGGCACCATAGCAACGGATGCCCTCCGCTGACGTATTTCCCAGGACCAGCGTGCCCTCCGGCAGATAACGTTTTTCGGTACCGTCCTCTGCCACATAAGACGTTTTCGCCACCACAATGGCCAGATCGCCGTAATACCCCTTGAAGGACACCACCGACCCCAGGTCTTTCACTGCTGTTTCGAGTTGTGAATTTGAGCCGCGACGGGCATCCAGTTTTTCGCGGAACAACTTAAAGCCATTCAGCAGACGCCAGACCGTACCGTCCATAATGGCGATATTCACAAGACCGCTGGCCTGATCGCAGTAGAGGTCAATATCATGCGTCGGATCAAACGTATCACGGTCCTGCTCAGACCATTTTTTACCGTCAGCCTGCTCAATGTTATTTCCTTCAGAGCGCCCGAAATCCACCTCGACAGTATCAAACTGCTCCCCTTCCATGGTGTATTTGCCATACAGCACGGCATTCACCGCCTGCATTTCCTCCACCTGGACAATGGCATGCTCTTCCTGTTTGAGGTTATCAGTGATGATACGCAGACGACGGTAGGCCGGGTCGTTCAGTTGCGCCGGATCTTCACCGGGAAGGCGCTCCACCGCCTGCTGGTAATTAAATTCGTGTTTCGGCTTGACGTAGCCCGGACGCAACACGCGGGTTTCACCACCACGATGACGCAGCACTTTTCCTTCAACAACCGGGGAGACATAGGCTGCCACCGGCGTTTTTCCGGTAATTTTATCCAGCATCACCTCTTCGGTGTGGAAATTCACCGTACGGCGGAAAAACAGCTCCAGAAACAGCGCACGAAATTTCACTTTTTGTTCGGTATAACCGAGTAACTGGCGGGTCGTAAACAATCCCATAAATCAGTTCCTTTCATTCAGAAATCAGTCAGGCCAACGCGGTGGCCTGATAACGTGTTACGGCAGCGCCGCGTGACTCAGGGCTGTGCCGACAAAGGCGTTGGCCTTTTTGTGTTCATCCACACTTTCAGGCCAGCGGATTGCCTCCGTCGCAAAGGTCCCCGACTTGTAATACGTCAGCACCGTCTCTGTGCCTTCAAGCGGCAGTACCAGTATGCCAGCCGCATTACCGGCTTTCTGTCCGTCCCAGACCACCAGTTTCCCGCTGGCTTCATCCAGCATCAGGGGCGTCAGTGCCGGTGTTGCCTGAGAAATCCCGCTGCTGCCTGTGGCGGTATGAGCCGGATCATTACCGGCAAAAATACGTACTTCCGCACGTTGTTCAGTGATGGTTTTCGTTACCATATTGTAAAAACCTCATATTGATGGTCAGCACTGACTTCATGGCATGGCCATGAGCATTTTCACGTCCGCATCACCGTCTGCCGACGTCTGTGACACGCCACCCTGCACGGCTGCCGGTGAATGGTTCGCCATGAAATGTTCAAACAGGGCGGTTGTTGATGCAGAAACCGGTTCTGCCTTACCTGATCCCGCAGCCAGCACAGCCCGGGCGCTCTCCACTGTCATTCCCGGGCAGGCAGCCAGCTGTTCAGCCTGCGCCTCAGCCCCTTTTGCCTCATCCAGAGCCATAATCTGATCACGGAGTGAGGGGCCGGCATCCACCTGCGGTGAAGCCGCCAGGATCGGGCGGGCTTTTTCCACCGTCATATCCGGCATCGCCGCCAGCGTTGCCGCCAGTTGTTCACGACCTTTAGCTTCTTCACACGCCATAATGCGATCGGCTTCACTCTGCGCGGATGCCACCGGCTGCTGTGGTGCCGCCGCGGCCAGAATCGCCCGGGCCTGTTCAACGCTCATGCCCTGTTGTCCTGCCAGCATCGTGGCAAGCTGTTCACGTCCTTTCGCTTCCTGACACGTCAGGATCCCCATCACTCGCTGGTTCTCCTGCGCGGCGGCTTCCGTTGCAGTTAATTGCGGCATAGTGCCTCCTGTATCATGTGTGTTCAACGCCGCAGCCATCACACTGATGGCATCCGACGCATTGATTAATTCATCCGCCAGCCCGGCTTCAATACCGGACTGACCTTCAAAAACGGCAGCCTCTGTCCCCGTGACAGCTTCCACAGACAGCCCCGTATACATCGCCACTTTTTCGGCAAACATCCGGCGCGCCGCATCAATCCGCTGCTGCATGTCCTGGCGAACCTCTGACGGCAACGCTTCAAACTGATTGCCATCCACCTTATGCGCCCCGGCATAAATCAGCGTGATATCCACTCCGGCCTGCGCCAGATGACCGGCATAGCTGACATGGCCCATCATCACGCCAATGGAGCCGATACGGGATGTCTGGGTAACCAGCCGTCGGGAGCAGGCCGACGCCAGCAGCATGGCCGCAGAACAGGCCGTGTCATTACACAGTGCCCAGACCGGCTTCTGCTGCCGGAGGCGGTAAATCATGTCAGCGCAGTCAAACGCACCGGCGGCCTGCCCGCCCGGACTGTCAATATCCAGCAGTACGCCCCGGACAGAGGTGTCCGCCATTGCCTGCTGAAGACAGGCAACAATGCCGTCATAGCCTGTCATTCCGGAAAATGGCCGCATACCACCCAGCCGGTGCACCAGCGTGCCGGTCACCGGCAGTACCGCAATACCGTTCACCACCCGGTAAACACGGGCCGGTCGTTTACCTCCGGCCATGTACTCGTCCGTTTCAGCCAGCATCCCGGGAGCATCAAGCTGTACCTGCTGTTGTGGTAACGAAAGACTTGCTGCCCCCATCTCGCGCCCGAGCGCGCAAAAGAAAACCCGCGCATAGGCGGGCTCCAGAAGCAGCGGTTCATTGAATGCTGCGGCAATAATGTGTGAAAGATTACGTCTCACGTGGTGTTGTCTCCTCTTCCGGCCTGCGGCTCTCTGCTATCTGCTGCTGATACGCCTGCGCTATCCACACCGGACGTGAGAGTCCGGCTTTTTCCCGCTCTGCGGATTCCCTGACCTGCTGGCGGAAAATGTCCTGATAATCCTCACCCATCAGCGCCAGCTCTTTCTCATACGTGCTCAGTCCGGCCTCAATGCGCATCACTGATTCCTGGACCTCCTTGAGCCCGTCAATGGCCATTCTTCCTGCGCCAATCCACTCTGCCCGCGACCAGGCTGAACGCGCCTGATAAAAATCAAAACGTGCCCGTGGCGGACGGATAATCCCCCGAAGAAGTGCCTCTTCCAGCCAGCAGGAAAACATCTGCGTGGCCAGCCGGGCTGCAATAAATTTTCGTCGTCCCATAAAATAGCGCCACGACTCATTGGCGGAGGCGCGGGCACTTGAATAACTGACCTTCGAGTAATCACGGGACAACTGTTCGTAGGAAACGCCAAGACCGGCGGCGATATACCGCAGCAGCGCCTGTTCAAGCGCCGAAAATCCATTGTCTGAATCCTGCGCGGTCTGAAGTTTCAGATCATCACCGGGGAAAAGGTGCGGAATTTTGACACCGCCCAGCGTCACGATATTCGTGTCATACCAGGTGGAGAACTTATCCAGAATATTAATAAGCGGATTATCCTTCTGCCCCTGCGGCGCACCGGCGATATATTCAAAGGCCTTTTCGGTATCAAGTTCACTTTCAATCGTCGCTGCATACATGGCTTTTATGAAAAGACAGGAAAAAATAAAATTTAAAAACAGTACATTACGAATGCTCAAACCTATCGTTTAAAGGAGTCGCAATACACATTGCAATACACGATTATTTATCAGATGAGCGGCATCCGTCATAAAGCTGGTGGATGTTTTTATATGCAGATATGCGCAGTTCTAGGGGGCGTTAATGTCGATATGGGGATCCCCATATCGAGATTGGCTACCTGGCTTTTTTCCGGTTAACAGTTAATCAGGCTGGTGGGTTTTACATACCCTTGATCACGGTAATGATGATCCAGATGTGCACCTTCCCCCCAGTGGGGTAAAAGCTCCAACCGTAACGATGTTCGTTATGGTTGCCTTGATGGTCTGAGTGGTCATTATAACCATTCAGAATGTGAAGGGTTATGTTTCCGATCTCCTCAAATTGAGGTTACCGAAAATATCAACGAGTTAACGATAAACTGGCGAGTAATTAAACTACGAAAATTTCGTAGCTCTGACTATCTGAAAGATAATCGTTGTTCCGGCCTCAGCCGTTGGCTGTTCCCGAAAATATCAACGGGTTAGGACAGAGCGCAATTTTGCGTTATCGGGAATATCAGCAAGTTACCGCCGTAATCGCTCCGGCTTCTTCCACTGGTACGTTATTTTTGCTTTTTCCCTGTACGTCTGCACGCGGCGACGGTAGGCCAGCATTTCAAGAACGCGGATCCGTATGTCGCGCATATCTGCATCATTAAGCTGGATACCATCACGGCGCATCACCTCAGCAACAACACGCGCATAATTTTCAGCGGTCACGCTGTCCGGCTGCGTGGCCTGTTCGTCATGCTGCTGGCTGATTCCGGTAACGTAGCGGATTAATCCCAGTAGTTCGGCTTCTGTCATTGTGCCCTCATCGTTCTGATAGCCTGGTGTCGTCGGGTCCTTCCTGGAATTATGGCCCGTTACGGGGCGGCGACCTCGCGGTTTTTATCTGTTTATGAAAATTTTCCTGAAAAATGCGTGTCGGTACCTCTCGAGCGTAACTATTTGTTTTTTATAATATCGAAACCGTAAAAGGTCAGACATACAAACGCATGAAAAAGGCATTTTTGGGTGATTTCATGTCGGGCCTTACTTTTGTTCAATAATTGCGCGTCTGTTACTCGCCTTTCTTCTGTAGCAACTTCTCCGGTACGTCTCCGGTAGTTTCCATCAGGTAATCAGCCAGTATCTTCGGGAGGTTGTCGGCAACTGTGGCACTGGCATTACAGGCTTTAACCACTTCCCTTTTAAGCCCATCCAGCATAGCGGGAGTAATCTGCGGGAAGCGCCTTTGCATGGTAAGCGGCAAACTGTCCATGATTGAAGAAATCTGACTCGCCAGCTTTGAAAGCGCGTACAGGCAAAACTCAGTATCAATTACGTCACCGCGATCGCGCTCGTTTTTAAGTTCCTGCGCCTCAGCCTGGGCGGTCAGTAATCTGATCCTGACTCGTAAGAGTTCATCATCATCAATCTCGCCTTTGTCGTTTGTAACCTGGTTAATTGCATTGCTTACCCGATTGTCTATCACGCTGGCAACATCGTAAAAAGCCTCGCGTCCTTTACGTTCAACGGGAGTCACTCCCCACTTGTCGAACGCTGTCGCACTTACACGGCAGCTTTGCGCCATGTTTTTTTTGTTCATCAGGTGCGATTTCATCAATATCCCCACTTAAGTAATGTTTCAGGTTGGTGTATTGGTTTTATCTTTCCCTTTTTATTCATAGAGATAGAGCGAACAACAAAACCACCACCAGCACCCGAAAAAAGCTCATAAATAGCGAAAAACCGCGAGGTCGCCGCCCCGTAACGGGTCCATATGCCGGAAAGGACCCGTAAAAAAAGCCGGATTTCTCCGGCCTTATGTCAGATGGTTTTCAGTATGCGATCGACGTCGCCTTCATCGCCCTGGTTTCTGCCGTCGTATGCCATGCCGGGTGATACGGCTTTCGGGCTGTGCATGTCCATAAAGTTTTCAAAGGCTGCGGTAAGCTCCGGCGCAACCTTTGGGCGCTCCTGCTCTATGGTCATGTTCAGGATTTCACGAGCATTATCGACGCTAATACATGGCACGTTTGCCATTGCACGTAACAGCGGCTGATAGTCGTTATGTTCATGAAGCGCCATAATCGCATCAGCGCGCGGCTTGTCCTGCTCTTCCAGTTTGTTGAGTTGATATACGGCCTCGTAGGTTGATAAACCTCTGTCAGCCATTGCCCGCGCTTCTGCTTTAAATTTACTCGCCAGCGGTAGCGCCATGATGCTTTCATTCGTTGCCATCGTTTCCCCTGCTTATCGCGCCAGCGGCTGAACGGATACGCCAGAACCCGCAAAGGCGGCGCATTTTTTCGCGTCAGTGTCGGCGCTCTCAGGCCAGTTTACGGCGGCGATATTAAATATCCCCGTCTTGTAACACTGTGCTGATTTCTGCTTTGACGTGTCCACGGGGTACGAGGTCAGATAAACAGCCTTGCCAGATTCCTGACCATCCCACGGCTTAAACTCGCCATTGTCCGCCAGCATCAGCGGGGTAAATTCCTGAATAACGCCAGCATCAGCGGCAAAATGTACCAGCGTCGTGGATACCTGCTGACTGCCTGCAAATAACTCAATGTATGGAGTGTCCATAGAATCCCCCGTTAAGCAATTTTGACGGTAACAAATTTGCGAATATCTGCCGGTACCGGCTGCGGTGCGCTGTGCGTCTGAACGTACTCAATCGCCGGATCGCCGTCTTCAATCCAGTTTTTCGGGTAGAACATGTTTTGCGTTGCGCCCGTTCTTACCGCTTCCTGATCCATAATCGCACCATAGGCCACCAGCCCTTTATTGTTGGTGTTACCCAGGACCAGCAAATCAGGCTCAAGGAAATATTTTTCGGTACCGTCGCTGTCAGTGTATTTGCCGGAATAGACGATAAGGGCAATATCGCCCAGATAGCCTTTAAAGCTCACTACTTCACCCAGGTTTTTACAGGCCAGTTCTGCGGCGGATTCTGAACCACGGGAAAGATCGTACAGTTCGCGGAATTTTTTAAAGCTGCGTAACGTGCGCCATACCTCAGCGCCCATAATCATGACGTTGGCGGGGCAACCTGCCTGATCTGCGTATAGTTCGATGTCATAGATTGGATCGTAAATATCTTTATCATGCTCGGACCATTTTTTACCCTTGGCCTGCTCTATGATGCAGTTTTCCGGTATTTTCCAGTCGATTTCATAGCGTTCTATGCCTTCGCCCTCAATGATGTTTTTTCCGGTCGTTATCGCATTCACCGCCAGCCATTCCACGCGCGCTTTAATGGCGTTTATCTGGCGGCGCATGTTGCCAGTAATCAGGCGCATACGGCGGTAGGTAGGGTCGTTAAGCTGTGCCGGATCTTCTCCAGCCATGCGCATGATGGTTTTTGTTGGATCGATTTCGTGTTTGGGTTTCATGTAGCCTGGTTTAATCGTGCTGGTTTCGTACCCTTTATCGCGCTGGACCTGACTACCCACCATAGGCGAACAGAACGCTGACATCGTAACCTCTTCAATGTCCAGGGTGTCCAGCATGATGTTCTGGGTGTTGAAGGTCGCCACGTTCGGGAAAAACAGCGTGGTAAACAGCGGACTGAATTTAAATTCTGCAATATCCCCGCGATTCAGGTACGCGAAAAGCTGGTTAGTTGTAAGTGCCATTGCTTTTACTGTCATTATTCACCACCATAATTTTTATGCATCCCAAGCGCCGCAAGTAAATAAGAGCGCACAAGTGAACCTATCGACGGCTCCGGCGTCATCAGCGGATCCAGTCCAGCCGCTACGCCAGCCTCATAGTTTTTTTTGTGGCGCTGCTTGAGCACCTCCACGATTTCGGGGCTTATGTACACCGAAACACCGCCTTTTTTCTCTTCAGCCATAGTAAGAAATTCCTCTTTGACTTAAAAAATCAGAACTGGATGTTCATCCAGCTCTGATTATAATCAGGATTGCATTTTGTGCAATGATGTTGAGTTGTGTTGCAAATTATGAAATGATTACCCCGATCATGTGTGTCAGTGCACCAAAAAAACCTCATATGCAAAAGCCCGATAAGATGCCTCCTGTACTTATCGGGCTTTTTTTGGGTACAAAAAAGCCGGATTTCTCCGGCTGTTGATTAGCTGTCTGGGTAATTACGCCATATTTCATCGCTTACACCATCCATACCCATTTCGGCATAAGTGCGATCTACTGCTTTTTTCAGGTCTCCGAAGTTATCCGGCGGCTCCGGTGGCCTCTGTGCCTTCCTGGAACATTCCAGCCGTCGCATCGTAACCTGATGCCGTTCCTTGTCTGTCTCCACCAGCTGCATAACTTCACCCCATCGCGCCGCCGCCCTCCGGTAAAAGCCTTTTGCCTCGAGTTCCTCCGCTATGCGGTCATGTACCATCGTCACCCCCTCAGAACGGAATACCGTCACCGTAAGGGTCATCGCCTCCCGCTGGTGGCTGATTACCCTGTGTGCCTGTGGTTGTACGTCTGCTCCCGCCAGGACGGGCAGCACGGGCACTGATTACACTGTCTGCAATAACCTGATAACCCTGCCGCGTTTCCCCGTTCTGTCTGGTCCACTGGCTTACCTGCATCGTGCCGGATACGCTGGCAACATCGCCTTTTTGATGTTTAGCCAGGAAGTCGGCCTGCTTACCAAATGCCATCACTGATAGCCATAACGTAGCCTGCCCGTCCTGTGCCTGGCTGCATGGCAGAGATACCGCCATACGCGCCAGCGTCATCGGTGTGCCCTTGCTGGTTTGTTTTACCTGCGGGTCGTCCACCAGCCGCCCGTAAGCGGCTATCTGTGCTGTCATGATTCCACCTCTCCGGTTTTAACGTTGATGGTTGTTACCTGTTCCGCTTCGGCTATCTCCCGTTCTGTCAGCGTGGCAAAGTTTGCCGCCGCTGTGGTCATGAATGCGCTTATCAGGTCGGGATGTTCCTTCGCGTATCCTTCCCGCGTGTGGCGGTCTATTACCCTGATTGCCACCTTTAAAGCGTGCTCTGTCATGGTCTAACGCTTTATATTTTGGCTCTGTTCTGTCTCTGTGTTTTTGAGTCATTCGCCCACCTCTACCCACTTTTTTCGCCCACTTTTTACGTTTTCCCACTTCGTCCAACGTGGAAGTTTGGGATTTATATCATCTTGTTTCATAGGTATTTTTTAGTGCCCACTTTTGGATATATACACGTGGGAAAGTGGGTGATTTTGTTAAAATTACGTTTAAATCGCCCACCTTTCCCACTTTAATGCCCACTTTTTACAGTGGTCCTACATCATCACCGTCAATGTAGATCACGTCGTCTTTTTCCAGTTTGGCTAACCATCGTTTAAGGTGTTTGTGTCATACCCCAGCTTTTTCATATCGTCACGTAACAGCGGGATCGTGCACTTGTCGCCGTTCTGTGTGCGTGAACGGATGCACCCCCATAGCGCGGTATGGTTTTCCGTCTTGTTGCCTGCCTCCTCGATGCGCTCCAGTTCAACGGGAGGGCGCGGCTTATCCACCACCACCAGCGACGTAATTAACTCCCCGTCAGCGTCGGTAAAAAGCTCCACCACCCGCAAATCATAGGCAGCCTCTTTGAGTTCCTCCGCGTCCTTCATTTTGGTGCATGAGATAACCAGCGCTTCGCTTCCTGCGTCCTCCCTGCGTATCCGGTATTTCAGCGTCCAGTGATGCACGAAATGCACTGGAACCACGCGCCCCCTTTGTTTCATCCTTGCCGGAATGGTGAACCACCAGCACCGTAGCCCCTGTGCGCCGTTTAAGCTCGTCACAACCACGGATAAATGCCCCATGTCGCGGGAGTCATTTTCATCATTGCCGCCAAAGCAACGCGCCAGCGTGTCCAGAATAATCATGCGAACAGGTTTACCCGTTTCCCTCTCCACCTGACTGGCAGCAATAACCAGTTCATCAACATCAAGCGGGACAGCCGGAAAGATGGGACGGTTTACCAGATACAGATTTTTCACCTGCTCACCGTGCACAACCTCCCAGGCTTTTACACGACGCGGAACGCCGATACCGCCTTCACCAACCACATAGAGAACAGCGCCATGCGCCACCCTGCGGCCTCCCCACTGGCGGCCCGTGGAAACGTGACACGCCACGATCCGGCAAGGAATGATTTATAGGAACCGCTCGCCCCGTATATGCTGCAAAGCGACGATGCCGGAATAATCCCCTTTACCACGTAATCAAGCTGTGTGTCGTATCCGGTAGATCCAACGCTCATCGGTAGCGTGGTTTTTCGCTGGGGAATTTTTTTCATGACCAGGCTTTCCCCGTTCCCATGCCTCCCTAAGCCGTGGAAGCTGGTCGCTCCATTCCTCCAGCAATTCGAAATTTTCAGAAAGTAGCCGCGCCTCCTGGACTCCGGCGCTCGCCAGTTTCGTGGCGATGGTTAACAGCTGCGGCTCTTCAATATTTCCGGCGCGTATCACCGTCGCCCTGTATCGCCCATCATCAACAATCTGGAGGTTATCCAGTTCGCTTAACTGATAACGCCCCAGATAAACGGGAGGGACTGGATCGCCTGCTTTTTTGGCCTGTGCAATGATGTAATGCTCTGCGAATGAGTGAGCATCAATACCCGCAAAAATAACCGCTTCGGTGTATTTATCTTTCGGTAATCGTTTTACGTTCGGTGCCAGTTTCATTTTTTACCCCTGAATCCGTTAATCATGGTTTTCAGCTTCTGGATGTTTGCCCGTGCCCTGGCGTTGCTGGTGGGCACGTTATGCGGCGCGGTCTGTACCAGAGAAAAATCACGCCGGAACTGATAAACAGGCATCACGCAATCATATTCGTAGCCTTCACGGCGGTAAGTTACGCACCGTCCCGCCACGCCCTTAATCATTACCGTGCCGCCGTACTGGTCGCGGTAAATATCACCGCGCGTAAATTTAGGGTGAGTGTTGCCACTGGCAGTTAAGCCAGGATATTTAAGTTTCATTATTTTTATTCTCCGGTGTGCTGTTCGTTATATCTGTCGTGCAATAAGTCTATTTCCTGCAACTCTGTTATTACAGGTTCAAGGAGAGTTATCAGTGATTTAATAATCCGCGCCTTCTTTACATCACGCTCATTATCGCCAAATGTTTCCAGACACATTTGCAATATTTCGTACATACCTTCAGCGTAAGCAAGGGCACTAAATGCGCGGTCTATTGTTTCGTGGTAAATATCACGCATATTACCCCCTGTCCGTTATCTTTCTTAAATCCACTTC